ATACGTTTAATAAACTTGTCCAGTATAAACTAGTATCAGGACTTGTTGGATTATCTAAATCAGTATTAGGTGGATAAAATGCCTCATTATCAGGTAACAATTGAAGTCTATTACCAATCAACAACAACTTATATCCATACGGTGTAATCTTTTGACGAGTACCTAATAATAGATCATCATCTTGTACATCTTGATATGCTTTACCCTTAAAGATACTTGCAATGATCTTTTGAATAACGCCCATCTTTTTAAGTTTACTTGATGTAGTAATCCAAATTGGCATGTAGAACTTCCAACTCATTACATCGATTGGATTCCCTGTGCCCTGAGGAATACTGCGGCTAGTGAATGTTAATCCATCTTGGAATACAGCGGTCAATGAAGTCCAATCAACGAAGTTGTCTGTACTTTGGATTTCCATTGCAGGGTTGAAAAGTGTTCCCAACTGTTCAATTAGTTCTAGTTTCTGTTGATAGTTAGTAGTCCAAAAGTCAACAGTAATACGCAATGTATATGGTACGGGCATCAATCGTTCAATTGTAAATGCTTGTCCCTGTGTTGTTTCATATGTTTGTGATTCTGAACTATATGCACGTTGGCGAACATTAATCTTATCAACAAAGGTAGGTTCTTGTGTTCTTTTTTGATCGTAATCAAGACCACTAATGTAATAGGTGATCATTGGAGCCGTTGGCAAATTACTAGCACTGTTATTAGCAATGATCACACTTGCTTGACGGCTACTATCACCGTACATAATAGGCACACGTACTAAAATAGGATTACCATTTGGATCCTTGCCTTTGGTAACATACCAATTGCTAAAAATCTTAGCAAACTGGATCAAGAATCTTCTGATCTGGTTATCGTAAAAGTATTGTGCCATTGTAACTCTTTATGGTTGGGGAGGCAATACGTCCGGGGTAGGCAGTAAAACGCTTGATAGTGGCTGTGCCTGCGGGACTAATTCCTCACTGTTATTTAGATAGATTTGTTCTTGGTCATTAATAAAGCCAGAGAGCAATGAAGTATCGCTAGCACTAAATCCTGTTTCAGTTCTGACATTCTCACTGATACGAACCCACATAACACCATCCCAACGATATAGAATCTGCGGAGAATAGTCAATGCGTAAGAAGTAATCCCCTACCTGAGGACTTTGTGGGAAACTAATTCCAGCACCAGTTGGATAACCATTTGGTGCTTGACCATCTCCTGATAGATAACCAGTTGAGTATCCAAATGTTCTTGGACTACTACGTGTAATATATTGATATCCTGGATCGCAGTCAGCACGATAATCCATATCTTGTGACACAGTTCCGGTGAATCCAGGTTGTGTAGGATCCTGATCTGCGGTAGCATATGTATTGTCAGCAGTACCATATGGACCTGTAATAACACCTAAACTTTGTACTGCTAATACCTTTGTACCTTCTAATGCACCACTGCCACCTTCGGTTCTTTCAGGCGCTTCTTCCATTACACTTAGACTTGCTTGAACGAACTTGTCAATCTTGTCCTGTATATGATCCATGTCAGCGGTCATATCCCAAATGCTCTTCAATGCTTCTTTGGAAACTTTGATACCTACACTAGGATTTTTATACTGAGGATTTCTCATGTAGACTACACTTCCTGTTACAGGAACAGCAGTTCCTGTATTACTAGAAGTTATAACACCTACTGGAGGCGCAGGCTGATTGAGTTTACCTGAAGGTACACCATTGCTTTCAAATGCACCATATGTAGGGACAATATACAACTTGCTTGTGTCGTAACCTGACTTAGGTACAATTCTTTGTGCCTCTTCAAGTTGAGCATTGTTGATAGCAATGTTTTTCTTATATGTAGAAAGAATATCTGCCAATCCTGCATCAGGAACAAGTTCCCAATATGTAGCATTGGGAGGATAGATACCTGCAGGTACTTCAATGAGAGACTTGTAAATCTTGTCACCAAAGTTAATAGTATAACCCGGTGGATATGTTTTGTCTTTGTCCCAATTACCAAGATAATTGTCTTGATTGATCGGCTCTTTAAGAATGTCATCGAACTCTTGACTATTGACAAGAGGTTCACATTTGATACGCCATAGATGTGGGAACCATGTTTGACTGAAACCCTCACTTGCATAGTTTGCGTCAGTGATTTGCATAAAACGTTTTAATGCAACAGGAATCTTTTCATCTAATGGATTATAATCTAGTAAGTGTGGTAATTCTAATACATCACCTACCATTAACTTTCTGCCAATAATATCAATCATGTCGTTATAATGTACAGTAACGAAAATAATATCATTGTTTAAGAATAAACCAAACTGACTTAAATCAAAATCTAAATTCTGTACATTATAATGCCCACGTAATCGATAGATATTCTTATCATATATTCTATCTCTGTTTTCTAGGAACAATAAATCTTGAATATTAGTGGGTGCTAAAATATCATATTGAGGCTGAGTAGCGTCAACTGATGGGAAATTACTATTTGGACCCAAATACTTATGGATATACAGATCGGTTCCACCAACGGTTAATTGTTCCGATATGGTTCTATCCATAAATCGGTAATCGTTTTGCTTATTTGGGCGATATAGTGATAACTTTGGCATGTAAGTATTTATCGAAAAAAATGATTGACATGGGTATATAAATCTGCTATATACAGATAATGCAGTGGGTTCGTGAACATAGCAAGCCATATAGGCTTATGCTGAATTACAAACCCCATCATGACGCTTGGCGCGAAGTTCAGGATACCCTGAACGAGGCTAAGAAATGGTGTAGGAAGAACAAGATGATGATTTGGGATGATGGATTGTTCTATATTCGCTTTACCAATGAGCGTGATTTGTCTTGGTTCCTATTGAGGTGGTCATAAAAGGCTTGACATTTAATCAGACCTAGTATATACTGTATAAGTACAGTCAAATTACGGAGATTTCAATGGCTCGCATGACACGAATTGCACAGCAAAAGACAAAGGCTATGAAATTGGCAGATCAATCTGTCAGTTTGGTCAAAGACCTACGACCCCGCGATGCCGATTCGCAATATTATGGACCCGAACCCAATTTCATGAATGGTCAGTATAAGGGTTCGTTGACTGAGGCACTGAATTGGTACTCACGTTTTTATGATAGCAAGGATGCTAAAGAGTTCATTGCTACCTATGTAGAAAAAAATCGTACCACAGACATTGCTAAGTTGATTAGAAAAGCACCTGATATTGAAGTAAGCACTTCATTAGGTTGGGTCGCACGTATGAGTTTGCGTGGACTAACATTGGATGAGGGTCAGAAGGCAAGACTCACTGTACAAATTGACAGGCTAGTAGATGTTGCAAAAGCACAAGAAAAAGCCGCAAAACGTGCCGCCGCACAACAAGACAAAGCCCCAGCACGTAAGAACATTCAAGATGTAATGCGTGAACGTGCTAGCGAGGCAGCGGCAGAACTTGATGCATTCTTTGATGATTATCACACTAATGGATATCCTAAAGAATTCGACACTAAATCTAAGGTCATGACTGAGTTTCAGGAACGCAATGTCCTGCCTCAGCATGTTGCTAATGTAGTTAAGAATTGGGAAAAGATTCATGCAGAGTATGTTGAATTACAGGCAGGTACTTGTGATCAACTAAACGAAGCATATAGTTTTATGAGCAAGATGCAGGTTAGAAATGTTATCAAGTTCATTGATAGCATCATTGCCGATCTAAATGGTTATGCATCGCTTAAGCAAGTTGCTAAGAAGCCAAGGGCACGTAAGGTAGTACCAGTAGAAAAGATTGTATCAAAACTTAAGTACTGCAAGGTGTTTAAGGACGATGCACAAAAGATTGATATCGTCAGTCTACATCCTAGCAAGTTGCATAACTCAACTGAAGCATGGGTCTATGACACTAAGAAGCGCAAGGTACATCACTATGTTGCTGACGATTACAGTAAGTGCCTAGTAGTTAAAGGTAATACACTAATCGGCTTTGATAAAAAGCAGAGTGGTATGAAAACATTGCGCAAGCCTGCAGAACAACTAAAGGCTCTTACAGGTAGTAAGCCGGCTGCACGTAAGTATTTTAAGGATATCAAGGCTGTTGAAGCAGTACCTAATGGTCGCTTTAATGTTGATATGGTTATCCTTAAGGCATTCTAAAGGGTAAAATATGAAAGAAAAGATTTTACTGATTGCAGGCGGGAGTGATCCTGCCGGATCAGAAATTGACGGAACACCGGACAGTGAATACAA